GTACAAGTATCCGATCAAAATATCGGCGTTGTTGCTATCGATGCAGAAAAAGGACCTACTGATGTAGTAACTTATATTTCTAGCGAAAGAGAATTAGTAGAGATCTTTGGCGGACCCAATAACGAAAACTACGAATCTTGGTTCGCAGCTTCTACTATCATCTCATATGGTGGTATTGCAGCAGTCATCCGTCCTACTGGTGACGTTGACCTTGGACTAAGAAACGCAAATATTAAACAAGATGGCACATCAAGAACTGATTTGCTCATCAAAAACAAAGATGACTTTGAAGTAAGACTCAGCAATGAGTATGAGTTCGCTGCAAGAACTGCGGGTGACGAATTCAATGGTATCACTGTTGTCGTCGTTGACCATGGTGCTGACCAAAGAATCACCGTTGCACCAAAAGATGGTCAGGTTCAAGCATTTGACACTGCTGTAAATGCAGCTGCAACTGTTAGAACATCTGGAACCTTCTCTGGTGTTGCTGCAACTGGTGGATCTGGTAACGGTGCAACATTCGACGTTACTGTCGATGCAACAACCAAAGATGCTACCGTTGCACTTGCATCTGGTGGTACTGGTTACCTTGATGGTGAAACTCTAACTCTTCCTGCAACTCTCGGTTGGATTGCTGGAGACATCACTGTTGATGTTGATGGTGTTGATGCAGGAACAGGTGAAGTTCAGGCAATTGATGGTGAGACTGGTCTAACATTCACCGACAATGTAAGAACTGCAGGTACATATGCAATTAGCGCAACTGGTGGATCTGGTTCTGGTGCAACATTCAGTGTTGTAGTTGATGCAGCTGGTGCTGCAACAATCACCCTAACTGCAGGTGGTCTTGACTATGCAGACAACGAAGTTCTAACACTTCCTGCTACTGGTAACTATGGTGGTTCAACAGACATCACTGTTGCTGTAAACGGTGTTGGTGATCTTCCTGCTGCAGGTACTTACCTTCAGTGGACTGACCCAATTTCTTCTGGTACTTATAAAGCAAACGTCTTTAGACAACTTGATCAAGATTCACTAGAAATCACTCTTTGGAATACAACCCAGAGACTAAGACTTGATGGTGCTAATGTTGCACTTAACGATGCTTCTGGTACTTTGATCACAACCGCAACTACCATCGAAAGTAACGATGTTTACGGTGAATTAGAGTATGCTACCGATAGAAAGTGGATCTCTCTTGCACCACAACCTGGTACTTCAGCAAGTGTTTCTGCTAGAGGTGGTAAGTATGACGAATTCCACATCGCAGTTGTAGATACAGATGGTAATGTTACTGGTGTTCCAGGAACAGTTATCGAAGTTCTATCATATCTCTCCAAAGCAATTGACGGTAGATCAACTGAAGGTGACAGCAAGTACTGGAGAACAGTTGTTCAGGACGGTTCAAAGTATATCTACGCTGGTGACGATGATTTCGCAACCATCGATGCATCCGCAACTCCTGCAATCAACGATTTCGTAGAATTTGCTGGTTTTCCAAGTACAACTGTTGCTGGTAAGTTGGGTGAGACAAGTCAGAACAGAATCTTCAGACTCTTCTCATTCGGCACTGCTGGTACTTCAGTAGAATCCAAGAAATTGACTGAAGGTAAGAACTACGACTACTCAACTCCTACCTTAAGACAGACAGTTAAGGATGGTATTGTTACTGGTTACAACCTAGTCGAAGATCCAGAAGTATTTGGTGATATCGATTTCTTAGTTCCTGGTTCCATCTCTGCATCTGTTGCAGTAAGATTGATCAACATCTGTGAAAAGAGAAAGGATTGTATTGCAGTTGTTTCACCAGAAAGATCTGATGTAATCAACTCCAATACTTCAACGAAGAAGACTGACGACATCATCGACTTCTTCAATACACTACCAAGCACATCGTACGCTATTTACGATTCTGGTTACAAGTACATCTACGATAAGTACAATGATGTTTATCGTTATGTTCCTTGTGCTGCTGACGTTGCTGGTCTTTGCTTGTCAACCACCATCAACTCCGAGACTTGGTTCTCACCTGCAGGTTATAACAGAGGTCAAATTCGTAACGCTACGAAACTTGCATTCTCTCCAAAACAGGCAGAAAGAGACAGACTATATACTTCAAGAATCAACCCCGTCGTTGCTTTCCCTGGTGAAGGTATCGTCTTATTCGGTGATAAGACCGCTCTTGCATCTCCTAGTGCATTTGACAGAATTAACGTTCGTCGTTTGTTCATTGAACTTGAGAAGAACATTGCTGACTTCTCCAAGTATCAACTCTTTGAAATCAATGATGAGTTAACAAGAGCAGGATTTAGAGCTGCTGTAGAACCTTACCTAAGAGGTGTTCAGGGTAGAAGAGGTATTTACGACTTCCTAGTTGTATGTGACTCTTCAAACAATACTTCTGATGTTATCGACAGAAACGAACTGGTCGCTGAAATCTATATCAAACCAGCACGTTCTATCAACTTCATCACCATCACGTTCGTTGCAACGAGAACTGGTGCTTCTTTCAGTGAATTAATTAACTGATCCTCCCGAGATTCATATCCTTAACATTCATATACACCACTAGGAGAAACAAAAAATGGCAAGAGGTATTGCAGAGTTTAAAACTAAACTAATTAACGGAGGCGCCAGACCCAATCTATTTCTGGTCCGCCTCAATTTTCCCACCACTCTAGGTCAAATCGTTGATATCGAGACAATCGATTCATCTTCAACCATCACCGAGAGAGCAGAATTCCTTGTGAAGACTGCTCAACTTCCTGCTTCAACGATCGGAACTATCGATGTTCCTTTCAGAGGTAGAATGATGAAGGTTGCTGGTGACAGAACATTTGAACCATGGTCAGTCACAGTCGTCAATGACGGCGAGTTCGGTATCCGTAAAGCATTTGAAACCTGGTCAAGAGGTATCAATGCTCTAACCGAGAACGTATCACAACTTGGATACGGTGATGACTTCCCTGGTTATTGTGTTGACCTTGAAGTCTATCAGCTCAGCAGAGACAAGATCACACCAAACAAGACACCAAGATCGATGAACTCGGCAGGTGTTGACGGTATGGATGTTGTCCGTGCTTATAAGTTCTATGATGCATGGCCTTCTTCACTATCTGCAATCGATCTCTCATATGAGTCGAATGACCAGATTGAAGAATTCACCGTAGAATTCCAGTATAACTACTACGAAGTCACCAATCCAACTCTTGATACTGGTGCTTGATAAATAGTAGGAAGAATACACGCATTATTATACTATGTCCCAATTATTTGGATTTTCTATTGAGGAGCGTAAGAAGAAAGAAAAACTTTTTTCGCCCGCTCCTCCCAATAATGATGACGGCACCTCCGTAGTAGCGGCAGGTGCCTATTTTGGTCAGTATGTAGATATTGATGGGATTCCAAAAAATAATAATGATTTTGATCTAATCAAAAAGTATAGAGAGATTGCACTCCACCCAGAGTGTGATAGCGCAATTGATGATATCATTAACGAATCTATTAGTAGTGATCTGGATTTTGCTCCAGTAAATATTGAACTGTCTAACCTAGAAGTTAGCGAAAAAATTAAAAAACAAATTAGAGAAGAGTTCAGACATATTTTACGTTTATTGGATTTTGATAAAAAATGTCATGATATCTTCCGTCGTTGGTATATTGATGGTAGATTACATTACCATAAGATGATTGACTTTGAAAATCCACAGGATGGAATCAAAGAACTCAGATATATTGACGCTCTCAAAATTAAGAAAGTACGAGAAGTCATCAAGAAGAAAGATGCTCTTGCTCAGGTAGAAAAAGGATCAGCAGGAGAAAAATATGATTACGGTGAAGTACTAGAATATTACATGTACTTTCCACATGGATATAAATCCACTCAAGCAAAAGGTATGAAAATTGCTTCTGATGCAATTACTTTTGTTAACTCTGGATTGATGGACCACAATAGAAATAGTGTTCTATCATTCCTACACAAAGCAATTAAGGCGGTAAATCAACTCCGCATGATTGAAGATTCTCTGGTTATCTATAGATTATCACGTGCTCCAGAACGTAGAATTTTCTACATCGATGTTGGTAATCTTCCAAAGATGAAAGCGGAACAATACCTCAGAGAGGTTATGAATCGCTATCGTAACAAACTAGTTTATGACTCTGCAACTGGAGAAGTTCGTGATGATCGCAAGCACATGAGCATGCTAGAAGACTTCTGGTTACCACGTAGAGAAGGTGGTCGCGGAACTGAAATCACAACTCTACCAGGCGGACAGAACTTAGGTGAACTAGAAGACGTTAAGTATTTCCAGAAGAAACTCTATA